TAGGCAATATTCTCCTCATAGTTGGTTATCAAATCATGTTATGGGGAGACTTTCGTTATGGATTACTTATCAAGTGTGTTGGTGGTATTCTATCAATACCTTTTGCAATTAAACTTAAACTTTACGACGTTTTAGTGCTATGTGGATTTTTTTCCATAAACGAAATTGCGAAACTGATAGATTTGTTTTCTTGATTTTCTAAAAATCAAGTGGTGGAGTCAATTATGACCCCTATGAGTTTACGTCATCTCTAAAATGCCGTTGGTGCGGATGGGGAATTTTTCTCCGCCTGGTTTCCAATTTCCAGTCAAAGAATTGGTGGCGAGCCTGAAAAATTATTTCTAAGAAAATGAATTGTACATGTGTACGAAGGGAGCGACCATGGGGTTGGTATGAAAATATCGATGATGGTCCTCACCATAAGGTGAAGCGGATTTATGTAAATCCAAACGCACGCTTTTCCCTTCAGTACCACAATGATCGAATGGAACATTGGGTTATTGTAGAAGGATCTGGTTTAGTTCAACTAAACGAGTATACTGAATGGGTGTATGCTGGCAAACATTTTCAAATTCCAATCAACTCCCGTCACCGCATGACTGCTGGTGATGATGGAGTTCTTTTTATAGAAGTTCAATATGGAGATAAATGTCATGAAGATGACATTGTGCGATTGGAAGATGATTATGGTAGAATAGGTAGTGAGTATTACACGGACTGATGTTTTTAGTTACTGGCGGTGCAGGTTTTATCGGCAGTAACTTTCTTCATTATATGAGGAAGGTTACTAACGAGAAAGTCATCGTTCTGGACAATCTAACTTATGCTGCGGATCTTGGGTTTATTCCTGATGATCCGCAGTTTGAGTTTGTTTGGTGCGATATTACAAATGAAAATCATGTAGATTATATTTTCAAGAAATATAAACCACGCAAAGTCTTTCACTTTGCTGCAGAAAGTCATGTTGATAATTCTATTAAGAACTATCGACCATTTTTAGAATCTAATGTTGTAGGAACTATCAATCTTCTAAATGCTAGTCTAGCAATTGATATTCAAAAGTTTCATCACATTTCTACAGATGAAGTCTATGGATCATTAGAATACGAAGATACTGAATTATTCACTGAAGAAACACCTTATGATCCCAGGAATCCATACAGTGCCAGTAAAGCAGCTTCCGATCACTATGTCAGAACCTGGCACAACACTTACGGATTACCTTATCTCATTACTAACTGTAGTAATAATTATGGTCCTCATCAACACATTGAGAAACTCATTCCAAAGGTAATCTTCAATGCACTTAAGGATGAAGTGACTTATATGTATGGTGGTGGAAATCAAATTAGAGACTGGTTATATGTGTATGATCATTGCCGTGCTATTTGGATGCTTGAAGAGCAACGTGTAATGAATGATCGGTTTAATATTGGTGGTGAATGTGAGTTGAGAAATATTGATGTCACCAAAAAGATTTTAGATATTCTTGGTAAACCACATAGTTTGATTGGAGTATCTCAAGATCGTCCTGGACAAGATAAAAGATATGGGATGAGTTTTGAAAAACTTACACAACGAACTGGTTGGATCCCACACTTTGATTTTGATCAAGCACTTAAAATGACTGTTGATTGGTATCTAAAAAAATGATTTCTTTATATGGTGGTACTGGGTTTGTAGGTGGAAACTTTAGAAAGATGTATGATGGTTGCATAGAAATGCAACGTGATGAACGCAAACCCAAGACAAAAGATATTCTATATTTTATCTCTACAGTTGACAATTATAACGTTCATGATAGAATTACACTTGATGTAGAGACTAATCTAAAAGTCCTATGTGAAGTGTTAGATCACTGTAGATCTGAAGACATTACATTTAACTTTATTAGTTCTTGGTTTGTGTATGGTAAAACTCCATACATGCCAGCAACAGAAGATGCTCGTTGTGAACCAACTGGGTTTTATTCCATTACTAAACGTTGTGCCGAACAACTTATTATGTCGTTCGCAGAAACTTATGGAATGAAGTATCGTATTCTTCGTCTGTGTAATGTTCTTGGAGCGGGAGATCAAAAAGCATCTAGAAAAAAGAATGCTATTACTTGGTTGATTGATGAACTAAAACTTCATCATGACATTAAACTTTATAATCATGGATCACATTGCCGTGATATAATGCATGTTCAAGATGTTTGTCGTGCTATTAAACTAGTTATTGACAAAGGTAACTTGAACGAAATTTATAATATTGGATCTGGAAAACCAACATCCGTTGGTGAAATCATTCATCTTGCCAACCACTATATAAAGTCAAAAGGTAAGATTACGAATATGGAACCCCCCGTGTTCCATAAGAATGTTCAGACAGAAAACTTCTGGATGGACACAAAAAAACTTCAATCACTTGGATTTGAACCAAAACTTTCTTTAGAATTTATTGTCAAAGATTTATGTCTGTAAACGACAAAGTAACAAATTTTATTTCACAACTTCAGCGTGAAGGTGAAACCCTGTTTCCATATCTTGCGAATAAGAATTGGAAACGTGGGGATCAGATTTTTTATTCTGGTCCCTATTGGGATGAACGTGAAGTTGCTGCAGCAATTACAACTCTTTTAGAAGGTAAGTGGTTACCTGCTGGTGAAGAAGTCAATAAGTTTGAACGAGCATTTTCCAAGATGTTTGAGTTCAAGCATTCTGTGATGGTCAACTCAGGTTCTTCTGCGAACCTAGTGATGATTGCTGCTCTGAAAAAATATTTTGATTGGCAAGATGGTGATGAGATTATTGTTTGTGCATGTGGTTTCCCAACTACAATCAATCCCATTATTCAGAATGGATTGAAACCTGTCTTCGTTGATATTGATTATAGTGATCTTAACTGGAACTTAGATCAGATCCGAGAAAAGATTACAACCAAAACAAAGGCTGTATTTTCTTCACCTGTCTTGGGAAATCCCTACGACTTTGATAAGTTTCTCGATATTATCCACAGGTATAACCTTGAGTACATCGCTGACAACTGTGATAGTCTTGGCAGTAGGTGGAGAGGTGATCTTCTTACCAAACATGCCGTCGCAGCGTCGTGTTCTTTTTATCCAGCGCATCATATCAGTACTATCGAAGGAGGAATGGTTTCCTCCAACATTGAAGAGATTGTCCAGATCGCTAGATCTTTTGCCTGGTGGGGTCGTGGATGCTACTGTGTAGGATCCCAAAATAAATTGCCCAACGGTGTTTGTGGAAATCGCTTCGACCGCTGGTTGGAAGGGTACGACAAGGATGTCGATCATAAGTATGTCTTCGGCGTTCAAGGATACAATCTCAAGCCTGCCGATCTGCAGGGGTCTATTGGTCTTGTACAGTTGGAGAAGCAAATAGAGATACATGCTATCCGTCGTCTCAACAAAGCTCGACTTCATGAGATCTTCTCTAAGATCCCTGGTGCGAGGGTTATTGAAGAGAAAGAACATGCTGAAACCTCGTGGTTTGGAGTTCCTATTGTGTACGAGGACGGTAAACCGAACCTTGTCAAATATTTAGAACAACATGGTATTCAGACAAGGAATTACTTTGCTGGTAATATTCTTGCACATCCTGGATATCGTCACATCGAACCAGCATCAAACTATCCTAACGCTTCTAAGGTGTTGGATAATGTATTCTTCCTTGGGTGTAGTCCAGTTATTACTCGTGAAATGATTGACTACATAGAGGAGGTTGTTGAAAACTATACTAAAAACAATTTACAATGGCATCCAGTATGACACAGTATACTAAGAAAGCACTAGTTCTTGGTGCAGGTGGCTTTATCGGTAGTCACATGGTCAAACGTCTCAAGTCTGAAGGATATTGGGTACGTGGAGTTGACATGAAAAGACCAGAATTTTCTCCAACTGAGGCAGATGAATTTGTTCTTGGAGATCTTCGTGATGTAGATTTTGTTCGTCGTGTCCTTGAATGGAAGGGTACATCGGGAAACTTCTACAATTCAGTTCCTTATCGTTATATTCAAGTATTTGATGAGGTTTATCAGTTTGCTGCTGATATGGGTGGAGCAGGATTTGTTTTCACTGGAGAGCATGATGCTGATATTATGCACAACTCAGTATCAATCAATCTCAACGTGCTTGATCAACAGGTAAAAATGAATGAACGCTATGGCGTAAATAAGACTAAAATTTTCTATTCTGGGTCTGCTTGCATGTATCCAGAACACAATCAACTTGATCCCGATAACCCAGATTGTCGTGAAGAAAGTGCTTATCCAGCTGATCCAGACAGTGAATATGGTTGGGAAAAACTTTTTTCGGAACGTCTTTATTTTGCCTATCATCGCAACTATAATATTCCTGTGCGTGTTGCCAGATATCATAATATCTTTGGTCCCGAAGGAACTTGGGAAGGCGGACGTGAGAAAGCTCCTGCAGCAATTTGTCGCAAAGTTGCCTACCTTCCAAAAGAAGGTGGATCTATAGAAGTATGGGGTGATGGAAAACAAACTCGCTCATTCCTGTATATCGATGAGTGTATTGAAGCAACCCGTCGTTTGATGGATAGTGATTTTATGGGTCCAGTGAACATTGGATCTGAAGAAATGGTGACTATCAATCAACTTGTGGAGACTGCTGCTAAAGTTGCTGGTAAGTTTGTTGATAAAGAACATATTGATGGTCCTCTTGGTGTTCGTGGTCGCAACTCAAACAACGATCTTATCCGTGAAAAACTAGGATGGGATTACTCGATGACCCTTGAAGAAGGAATTGCTAAAACTTACAAGTGGATTAACGAACAAATTCTTAAGAAGGTATATACTGAAAACTGATGAATACACATTACGACGCAGAACTTGATGCACTGAACAACCCCTTTCCTGGGGTAGAAAAAATTAAAAGAAACTTTTCTCAAGCATATCAAGACTTGTTTGTCTTAACAATGCTTCAAGGAAAACGTAGTGGTAAGTATCTTGAAGTTGGTGCAAATCATCCAGTAGAATTCAATAATACTTTTCTTTTAGAAGATAAGTTCATGTGGAAAGGAATTTCTGTTGAAATTGATAAGGAGATGGTTGAGTTGTTTAACACAGTTCGCCATAATAAATGTGAATATGCAGATGGTACTGTCTTTGATTTTCAAAAAAAACTAGATGGTCGTAGGTGGAAAGATAAAACAATTGATTATCTTTCACTTGATTGTGAACCTGCAATGACAACTTATAAGATCCTAACTAGAATTCCTTTTGATGAATATAAAGTTTCTGTGATCACATACGAAACTGATGTCTACAAAGACGGTCCTCAAGCAAGAGAACTGTCAAGAGAATTTTTGAAGTCTAAAGGATTTGAATTAGTTGCTGCTGATGTATGTAATGGTAATAATCCTTATGAAGATTGGTATGTAGATCCTACGGTTATTCCAGAAACACTTTGGGGTCCATTCATTTCTGAGGGTGCTGAAGCAAGAAGTTTATTTGTATGTCAGTAAAAATTTCACATTGGTATGGAAGACTTGGTAATAACATTCAACAGTGTGCTGTTGGATGTATGGTTGCTGAGTTATTGATGACGCAGTTTGAAAGTATTGATCATGAGATTATCTCCAAATACCAGAAATCGTTTGGATACAGCACTCAAGAGTTATCATCAAAGTTCTTCTATTGGGAAGGTCCGTACAAAGAAGTCAATATTCCAGTTGACCACATTTATCGCAATATGCGTAGGATCTGTAAAGAACACATTGCACCACATCTTAAGATACCACCAAGGCAAATTATACCTGACGATACTGTTGTTATTCACATTAGGAGTGGAGATATTTTTGACCAAGTTCATCCTAACGGGCATCAGTATACTCCTAATCCTCTTGATTTTTACAACAAATTACTTTCCAATTTTGAAAGAGCGATT